CTTCATGGTCTTCATTTGCGCCTCTTCTTGGCCATCCCGGCCTCTGATAGGGCAATGGCGATTGCCTGGCCGCGCTTCTTCACGACCGGGCCACCTTTGCCGCTGTGGAGTTCGCCGCGCTTGAACTCGCGCATGACCTTCTCGACTTTCGCTGGTCCCTTCATCTTCTTCATTGCACACGCTCCATGATCTTTTGTTGAACCCGATCGATCGTGCCAGCTGTGTTCTCTGGCAATAAATACCGGATGATCGCTTGCCCGCCCAGGGCCTCTCCAACCATTCCTGCCCGCGTTGGCTTGGCCGCTTCTTGCAGGGCAAGGAATGCCTCCGGGCTCATCAACGCATCAACAGCTCGCTGCCGCAAGCGATCGCCACCCCACTCGAGCAGGCGCGTCGTGACGCGGCTTTTCGGATTTAACGGCCCAAAGACAACATTTCGGATGCGGCGCAGCTGCTCGATGGAGATGAGTGCTGGGTCAGTCGCCTGAGTGAGGATCACCTTCGCCTGATCAGGCTTGAGCAGAGCTAGGACGGTTGTCAGGTCAGTCAGCCGTTTGGCAACTTCCTGTCTGTTCCCAAACAATGCGGACAACCATTCGACCCGGTTTGGATCATTGGCGATTTTCAGCAAGTTCTCTTCATTGATAGCCGTCATTGGGCGGTCGGTTACGGCGCCCTTCATCATGCCGTACCGGCGCTCTGTGATGTTTTTGAAGATAATGTTCAACGTGCGGTCGCGCATCGCCTTTACGAGTTCCGAGTCAGGACCAGCGGCAGAGACGATCGCACGGATGTTGTCCACATCCATGTCGTTCCACCGATCCTCCATCCACCGCGTCTTGTTGAAGCCTTCTGGGGCGCGGAAAAGCTGACGGGCCTCCCTCGACATCGCGCTGAAGCTTTGCGCAATCTTGTCGTCTGCGTCTTTTTGCGCTGCGTCAGTCGAGATCTTCGCGCGGGCTGCGGTAATCGCACTGTTCAGTTTCTGCGCCTGACCTGCATAGATATCAGCGATCTCACGCGCCCTGGCTCCCCATTGCGGGCCAAAGACGTTTTGGTAGTACTGCTGACGAGATGGGTTATCCATCATATCGCCAAGGAACTTCTCAGCGCTGAACTGCCGGGTGCCGTCCGCCCCGATCTTCGTATATTCGTTGTAGACCTTCTGTCGGGTGAGCGACCGCAGCGTCTCGATCGTGGCCTCAGCGCTGTCGGGGCCTGCCCCTCGAGGAAGTTGCCGACGCACGCGCTCCATGATCGTCTGCGCGGCATCTGGGTTCGCGTTCCAGAAGCTCTTCTCGAACCATTCCCCGGCGTCTTGATTGCGGCCGACGCCCATAACCTTCCGCACGTTAGCGATGTCGCCCGCACGAGCCTGGATATCCGCCAACTCTTGTGGGTTGAACCACGGGCGCAAGACTTCTGCATTGTCCCGGATCGCATTGGCAAGCGACTCGGGGCTTACGTCGCGCCCTGTGCCTGGGACCGCGCGTCGCATCAATTCCCACCGCAGGGTCGCGCGCACCGTGTCCGCAACCTGAGCCTGCTGCATCGGGGGGAGGTTAGAGATTGCCTCCGAATACGCCCGGCTCGTATCGGCATTCCCGAAGATCAAACCCGCAGCACGCGCATCACCAACAACCTCGGCCCCACCGCGGCGCAAGGCGCCCATGCCGGGGAGGCCCTGCGTGCGCTCGAACAGGTCCATCACCCGGCGATACTCACGCAGCCCCTGCGAATACTGATCAACGGCCTGCGGTCCACCACGCTGGCGAAGCAAGTCGAGAATGTCTTCATCAACCGCCCGTACGAAGTCATTCAGCATGCGAACTTCGCCGTTGTACTGGCCGGTGTAGGTTCTTCGGACGGCTTCCTTCAGATTGCTGGAGTCTTCCCGCAACTGCGCGAGAGACTGCGGCCGCAAATTCCCCTGCTCATCGACGGCCCTGGAGAAGAAGTCATCCACCAGACGCTGCGACTCTGGGGCAACCGATGGGAAGTTACGGCCAGCAAGGCGCTGCCTGTACTGCTCGGCAACCGAAGCGACATTGGCTGGCTGGACCTGCTCGGCCCCAAACCGCTGCACAACGCCTTCAATCGCTTGCGACGCAGGCCCTCGGGCAATTTGCTCTGCGCGCTCAAGCCCGGCTTTGACTATCTGCCCAACTTGCGCCGACTCTGGGTCAACAACGCGGCCAGGGATGACCTCGCTTGGCGCCGGAGCAGCACGCTCGACTGCCTCCCCCAACGTCCGGCCTGGGACTGGGGCGGCCCGACCAGCGGTCAATTCCTCGATGCCCCTGAGTCCGGTCCTCCGCAGAGCCTCTTCACCCTGTGCGGCCGCTTGCTCAAGTTGAGTCCTGGCGAGCGCGGTCAGGGGCGGGGCGGACGGGGTTAGGGGCTGTGGGATCTGCGCCTCGACCATTTGGCCGACGCCAGTCGTGGGGCGTTGCGCCGCGGCCTCACCGCCAAGGAGCCGGTTGGCGACATCCTGAATGTACCGCTCTTGCGCTGCGGCCTGCTCGGCCAATGGGGCGCCTTGCGGCGTGCGTTGAAGACGCTGGATCTGCGCCTCTAGCGTCCCCCCTTCCCGCATAGCTGCGGCTGGCGCAGCCGCGGTCATCATCTCCATGGCCCGGCGGGCTTCCTCTGGGCCAAGCGCCTGCGTCAACTCGCGCTCAATATCCATGAGCGCCTGTCGGTAGCTCGCCGTGTCAAATGCAGGCAGGCCCCCAGCCCCAAAGATGCGCCGGAGTGTACCGCCAATAACGCGGCCAATCATAGGCCCTGCGGCACCTAATGCGGCCTCACGCCCCAAGGCCTCCTGCTCGGGAACAGAGATTTGGCCGGGTTCGACTGGCTGACCCGGAGGCGTCGGTTGCAAGCCGAGACCTCGGCCGATCCGTTGCCGCACAAACTCACCAGCGCCGCCGGCCGCAGCGCCCATGCCGATCTGGGCGGGCAGCGCGAATGGCGCGACAGCCGCACCGGCGATCCCAAGGCCAATCGTCGGCGCCATGCCAAGTGCAGCAGCCCCGGCCGCACGTTGCGTTAAGCCTCGAGGATCCCGTGCGGTTGTCCACGGCTCCTGCGTGCCCGCGCGGCGGAAGACGAGCTGCCCCTTCAATGGGCCTTCCTGTTCAATCGTGCGCGTCTCAAACCCGCCACGCTCAAGCATCTGGCGCAGTGGCTGGGCACTCTCAATCCCGAATGCCGCCCCCGCCTGCCGACCGAATGGAGCCTCGCCCAGCGTGACCCCAAGGTCTCGAGCGGCCGTGGCGAGCGGGTCGACCTCTTCGACCTCGATTTCCTCCTGGCCCGGAACAGGGATGTCTACGAGCGACGGGATGCGTCGCCTTGTCATTACCGGCGGGAGGTTCTCGGGCGCTTGGGTCGGCGGCGCAGTCGTCTCCGTCCCAGGAGTAGCCGCTCCGGCCCTTGGCGGAACGATGCCGCGCTTACGGGCCTCGCCAAGCAACTCCGCGTCACGCGGGGCAATGGTCATCCCGCGGCGTTCTGCCTCAAGCAAAAGGTCGAGCCGAGAGGCCATTACTGCATCCCCAGGGCGCGACGGAGATCGTCATCGCTCATAGACCCCACTCCGGCCGGAGCCCCTCTAGCCCCCGGCGCCGGGGGAGTGCCGCGGGTCGCAAACGGCATTCCTGGATCACTCTCTCCGAACAACCCGCGCCTTTTCAGGTCGTCATACTTGTCCTGCATTCTGGTGATGACGTAGTCCTCAATCGCTCCCAAGGCGGCATTCATCTGGTTGGCGTTGGTCAACGGCCCCCCGGCCCCCAGTGCGGTTAGAACGCCCTGGATGTCCTGGTTTGATAGACGCCCGCCAGGTTCGATCGATCTCGCGACTGCGAATGCCAACAACAGGATGTTGCTCTTGATCTTCTGAGCATCCGCAGCGCTCTCGCGACTAATCCAGCTAAATTGCTCTTTCAGTCCAGCCTCAGAAGTGAATTTATTCCAAAGCAGATTGGTCCCTGCCGGGTTTTGCAACTGACGGAGGCTTGTCTCGCCGCCTGCCTCACCGGGTTGGCCAAACTTGATTACGCCGCCCAACTGCTCAAGCTGGCCCCGGAAGCCGTCAAGGGTCTGAGACAGGAATCCCACAGCGCCGACCGGGGCCCCACTCGCAAGAAGTCCGCGCGTCCTGTCAATCAACCCAACGGCTGTTTGAGACTCAAGCATCGCATCGCTGTATTTGTCGGTCGGAGACTTGCCCTGCCCCTGCCTTTGCCGTGGCGCGCCTTGGGCAGTGCGGATCATCTGCGCGTCAATCTCATCGGCCCCGGCAATGTCACCTTCACGGCGCAGGCGGTTCGACATCTCCTGTTGATTGGTCAGACGCCGCCCAGCCGGGGGCACCCACAAACCATTTTCGTCCTTGGTCAGTCCTGCGGGTTGGGCGGCAGGTCCCGCAGCAGTCGGTCCAGCAGCAGCGGCCCGGCGTCCGATGCGCGGATATTGGCGTCCGATCTCGTTGTAGACCTGCGAGAGAACTCGACGCGCCGCCACGGGATCCGAGCCTGTGGGGTCAGGGTCATTCTCCTGCAAGAACCTTTGCGCCGCAACGGCAGCTTCTGGGCCGTAATCATCGCTAATGTCACGCAGCGTCTTCATGGTCTCGGTCATGACCAGGCGCTGATTCGCGGCATCCTGGCGCCCGCTAGCAACCGTTTCTGCAAGCCCAAACCGACGAGCCAGGCCAGACATTGCTGTTGCGGTATTGTAGGCGCGGGTAAACTCTTGCTGCTCGATTTGGCGCATGGCCTCCGGGAAGGAGATTCGGCCACCAGACATATAAGTCTTGAGTGCGGCCTCTCCGACTCGCTCGACGGGGCCTGCGCCACCCGATAGGCCCTGTTCAAGCATCTTGGAGATCCGCGTTGCCCGGTCCCTTTCGTCCTGAGCGCGCGAAGGCATTGCTGTTCCAGCCGCCCCAACAGTCGGGCCAGCAGCGGGCGGTGGCACAACCGCGGGAGCAGGAGGCAGAACCGGCATGCCGACAGGAGCCGGAGCCGGAGCCACACGAGGTGGAGCAGGGGGGATCGCAGCCGGAAGTTCCCGCGCCATGGCCTCGAAAGGAAACGCAACAGGCGCCATCGGGGCCTGGTAGAACTCCTCGCGGGCAACAGGGTTTACGAAAGATGCTTCAGTCGGCACAGGAGGCGCTCCTGTCGCGGCAAGAGTCGCCCTCATCTCTTCGATGATCTGCCGTGCCCGCTGAGTCGCTTCATTCGCCATGACGTTACCGCTGATACCCAAAGGGTTGCTGGTAAGCCCCGCCCACAGTGAACTGAGGCTGGCGAGGCTGGTTGATCGTCCCGGCAACCGGAGACACGGTCTGGCCTCCGTATTCCTGCTCGATGCCGCGCAGCAGTCGTGGTGCCGCCAGTAGGCCGCTGATCATCTGACCGCGCTGCATCCGTTGGCGTTCCAGCTCCCCACCCAAGGCCTGCGTCGCCGGGGCAACCCCACTCAGCGCCGACGAGATCTGCTGCCGAGCCAGGGCATTCGCCCGGGCCTGTTCATTCTGACTGGACTGGGCCAGCCGCCGCATAAGCATTTCATCCTGGCGAGGACCTCCGGCAAACATCGCGCCCGTGCCAGCCATCTGCGGGAAGCGCCGGGCCTGCCGCATCTGAGCGTTCGCGAGATCGCGCAAGGCGGTGAGTTCAGCGGTGCGCTGTTGCTGTAACTGCTCGCCAGCCATTTGCCGGAAGAGGGGGCTCGCCGGGTTGGCCAGGGCCTCCGAAAGTTCCGCCGCCCGCTGGGCCTGAGCCCGCATTGCACGCTCGGTGCCACGGTCGCGCCCGACCCCGAACAGATTGGCAATGCTAGCCCCTGCCCCAAGGACGCCCGCAATATCGCCAACCGGACGAAGCGCGCTTGCTATGCTGCCCAGAAACTGAAACATCACCGTCTCCCGTGAATGTCCCCATAGACCGTGAACCCGGCCAGAACGTCGGGGCCATGTGGATCTTGTGTCCTGAAACTCATGCGAAAGTAAGTCCCCCTCCACCGCAAGGGCGTCTTCTGGCCTCGCGTCTGTGCGGTGCCGATCGGGGGGCCACCAATGGTGAAGATCCCAATCGGACTGCCGCCAATGTCTTCCGTCGCCGTTACCTTGACCGTATCGAGCGCCAGCATGTCAAAGTCGCCAACAGCCTCGATCGTGTAGACCACCGGCCCGCCGACCTGAAACTGCGGGATGACATAGCTGCCAGTCTTCACGCGCGTGTTCTTGCGCGGGTCCTCGAGGTTCAACCAACCAGGCATGTACTCGGTGGGGTAGGTCGCCCCGGCATCTGTATAAGTACCCTGGTCGAACGTGTAGACCTTGCCGTCAGCGCCGCCCAGGATGAGATCCGAGTTGGCCCGGATCGCCATCACCCGCTGGTCGCCAATCTGCCCGTCGAAGTCAGACCAACTCGCACCGGCCAACAGGCGCCCATCGTCCGCCAGGAAGTTCGAGTAGTTGTAGATGTAGAGCTTGCTGGCAATCTTCAGGACGATCCAGCTGCGCCGCTGGTAATTGACAGCTTGGATCTCTGGCGCATTGGGGTTGGCGTCCACGACATCCCGGATGATCGACCGCAGCGTGTTCTTGATTGGTTCCGACAGGTTCGACCGTTGCAGGTTGTTCGTGTTGATCAGCAGGCTCACCGACAGCAGGCCGTCATAGCCCACGAAGGCGAGGTCGTTGCCGGTGTTGACAAAGCCATCCTGCGAGACGATCCCCTGCGGGAACAGGCCGGCGGGGACAAGATCTGTCGGGTTCGTGCCGCGGTAGGCATAGAGCGCCCGCTCGGTGCCGACGATAAGATAGGTCTGGAAGGTGGCGATCGCCCGGACAGAGTCCCCGCCATCCTGCTGCGAGCCCATGTTCAGCGTGCGGGCCGTCAGGGTCTCGGAGTCAACCGTAAAGTCCTCGATGTCGTTCACCCCGGAGGCGATGATCTCACGCTTGTCCCGGCTGTCCACCATCCATGCGCGGCCGTAGTGGATGTGGATGAACGAGGCAATCGGCATGGCCGACTTGTAGAGGACCATCGTATCCCCGGCCGAGGTGCTCGCGATCGATGGCAGCAGGAAGATTCCGGAGGACACGATCTTGTGAACGAACGTGGCCGCGTTGCGCGTGGTATTGTGAACCACATCGTTTTCACGAATGTCCGTCTTCAGCCAGTTCATCACCCGATCGGCTGAGACCGTGATGTAGGTTCCCGAAGCGGTGGCGGCGGCAGTCAGGACCGTGGCAACGTTGTCTTTCACCCCATCGCTATCGATGATGTTCAACTCGACGCTGTCGTAGATCTTGTATCCATCCCCAACCGTGGGCTCGCCGTTTGGACCCGGACCGCTGACGGTGGCGATCGTGTTCCCGAATCCCTGCGCCGTGCCGCTGATTGGAGTGTGCGAGACACGCGCCGACGTCACCGCCGTCACCAGGCCGAAGGCATTACGCTTGGCGTTGAAGACAATGTCCCCAACCGTCACGAAGGTCTGGGCCGTCCAGTCGGTGATCGTGTCGTCCGTCAGAGCCGTAGCGGATGTCCCGGCCGCGCAGATTCCCTGCTCCATTACCGGCTGCAATTGCTTGAAGTCAGCCGTCACGCTGTCAATGAAGACCTGCCGATCATGGCCGTTCCAGAACACCAGCTTGGCGTCGAACTGGACCGATCGCACCCGAGCCGCCGTCGTGAAAGAGTAAACCTGCGTCCAGGTGGAAGAGCCGTTGTAGCGAAAGATGATCCCATCCGCCGAGGCAAACAGCGTCTCATTCCCGGCCCCATCCGTATATTCGTGCAGGCCGGTCACAATGCCCTTGGTCGGCAGCGCGCCTGAGACCTGGACATATCCCTGGCGCTTCTCCGCGCCGCCGGCAGCATTGATAAAACGGTTCCGGAACCGGAGGGCGTAGTCCAGAGGGACTTCCGTCTCCGTGAAGTTCGTGGCCAGGCCGCGCTTGGCAACCTGATAGAACCGCTCGCCCATCAGGTCCTCGTCGTCATGCCGGGCTGAAAGCGCGAGTATTCGCCGGTCTTTGCAGTCTGTCGGCCAAGCGAACTTGCGCGCAGGGAGAAGTATCGCACCTGAGCCGCGCGGTATTGCTGGGTCTCGGATCCGCCGGACTCATCCAGCACCGCTGCGGCGTAGAGGCCAGCGACCATCACACGGCCGGGGAACGGCACGACCACGCCGTCATCCGCACCGGCCACATACTTGGGCGGCAGCACCTGGAACTTCACGCGCGCGAGGTTCCCGGCATAAGTCGCATCCGGCCGCGGGAACATGCCCACACGCGGGTTGCCGATGCTGTCCACGCCCTCGATGATGTACCGACTCGGCTGGCCAATGCTGCCGACGCGGTTGAGCATGCGGAACTCGTTCTTGTCCGCGATCGGCTCAAGCGCAGGCACCCGGCCAGAGACATGCACCTCCTGGACGGAGTGGATGTATTGCTTGGCGGTGGCCAGCGTCGAGGTCGGGATCGAGTAGATCGCGTCGCCAGACACCAGGGTGAATGCCGCCGAGGCCTGTAGCTCGTTCCAGGTCCCGAAGTCGGTCAGGTCAACGATCGTGTCGTTGATGAGGTTGACGCAGTTGCGTGTGAAGAGGTTGCTCGTAGTGGCCGTGACGCGGCGCACATTCATGCGGTCGCAGACCTCGTTGACGATCTCGAGCACCGTGAGATAGGGCGAGGCCATAGGTCACCTTACGAGTTGACAGCCTTGATGATCGCAAAGCGGATCTGCACCGCCTCCGACAGATCGGTCCCAGACAGCAGGTTGTAGAGCGAGAACTGCGCCGAGTTGGCGTTGATCTTCGACACCGTCAGCGTGTACGCAGCCGAGGTCGCACTTCCAGCGATGTTCGCGATTAGCGCGTCCGTCGCCCCTACGCGCGTGTTCTTCATCGTGAACGTCACGCCCGTCACCCGGTTGAGTGTGGCGTTGTTCATGGTGATCGTGCCGCACATGGCATTGATCGTCACGGCCGAGGTCTTCTCGCCCGTCTGCGTCACCGTGGCTCCGGCGCCCGTGGCAAAGCCGAAGTCAGCAAACCGCGCCGAGCCGCCCGTGATGGCAACTGCGTTGGCATTCTGCGTCGAGATGGTCCCGAGCCCGAGCGCCGTCCTGGCCGAGGCCGCGGTGCTGCTCCCGGTGCCGCCGTCAGCGATCGCGATGTCCGTGATGTTCGTGATGCTGCCGCCAGTGATCTGCGCGTTGCTGGTGTTGAGCGTGGTGAATGTCGCCACGCTGCCGCCGACGATCGCCGCGGAGACGGTCGCGAAGGTCAAACCGCCGGCAAAGTTCACAGGCCCGTTGATGGTCTGCGATGCCGTCTCGGCCAGGTTCAACTGGCTGTCGATCAGGTTGTCGAAGTCCGCGCCAGTCGGGCTGTCCCCGGTCTGGAAGGCGGTCTTCAGGGTGGCTTTATCTTGCTGGGACATGGGTCACGCCGGGGGATAGGGGCCTGAGTCAGGGAAGACCATGAAGCTGCACTCGATCTCCATCTTGCCAATGGAGGTGCCAACGAAAACGGATGTGCCAGGGGATGCTGGAGCAGGAGGCCTTGCATCTGGCCAAACCCATACATAACGAAGACCCGGAAAACCTGGATCATCAGGGTTTAACAGCATCCCCCCAATGCCCGGCCCTGGGAATGGCGGAAATGGCGGGCTTGTTTTGCATGTCGGAGGCGCCAACTCGTCAGGGCGGACGAACGGGACGGGCTTTGGATCCGAATCGGCCTGGATGAACCACTGTGGATCGATCGGCTCATCCTGGTCCTTGCGGACATACAACCCGTCCCATCGCCGCACCACGCGATCGGAGTACTCGACGAAACCGCTCTCGTCATCCCGGACAAGCCACTTGCCCCGGCGCCAGCGGTTACGCTCCGTCCAGCGAGCCATTACTGAGCCCGTTCAGGCCCGCTCTGCAACGCCACGATCTCGACCGTAGCCGCACCCGAAGCCGCCACCACGAATCGGAAGCACGAGGCAGGATCCTCATGCACCGCGTGGAACCCGGCAGCAGCCGTCACCTGGACGAAGTTCGCGCTCGCAACGCCCAGAGACAAAACCGGGAAGATCGTGAACGCCGCCGAAGTGGCCGTCGTCAGATTGCCCGTCCCCGCCACTTGGCGCACGTTGAACGAATACTCCTGCGTCGAGATGTAGGTGTCAGTCGGCCAGTAGATCGTGGTGCTCCCGCCAGATAGCGCGAACTGCCAGAGTTTCGGCTTCATGTCACATCACTCAGCAACATAGGTGAAGATGATGTCCACATGGGTTGCCGTGGTCAGCGAGGCGCCAGTCTTGCCCACCGAGATCGAGGTGTTGTTGTCGTTCTTGGTGTAGCTCGCGCCATCGGCCAGGACCGTCGCGCCCGTGTTGCCATCGGTCAGCACCGTGCTCTGCGTCAGGTTCGCCTGCGCGTAGGCCACCAGCTTGCGGCCCGTGGTCGCCGTGCCCGACACATCCACAGTCGTCGTCGCGCCGACAGCCCCGCCAATGGCGATCGCCCGGCACCCGAGCATCCGGAACCCATAGTCCGGGACAGCCGTCACCAGCACCGCGCCGGCGTTGATCTCAGCGATCGTAAAGCGGCGGCGGATCGTCTGTGGGACAAGGCCGTTCGACCGGCCATCACGAAAGCCCTGGCGCGCAATCAGCGGGCCTTCGAAGGTTGTATTCGCCATAGTGCTCTCCTGCACGAGGTGGGCCCTGATGTCTGTGCAGCGTCCGCCGGGGCGGTCAGCAGGGCCGGGAATCCCGGAATGTCAGCAATCTATCAGAGGCCAATCGCAGTCAAAGGCCCCCTCAAAGAAGAAGGGCGCCCCGAAGGACGCCCCGCTCCCTGTTATCAGCCGTTACGAGATGGGGTCAGGCGCCCGCCGCCCCATATCCGTAACGCCAGTCAGTCACGCCGACCGAGAAACGCGCCGTCGTCTTGGTCTTGAGGTTCTCCGTGTCGAACTCGTTGTCACGGGTGATCTCAGCATTACGACGACGCATGAAGGTCGCGCCAGCCCGAGAGTTGGTCAGGACAAACCAGGCATCGGGATCCGTGAGGAACGGATTGACGATGAGGTCCAACTGTCCCGCCATCGGGTTGATGTCGTTGTCGGCGGAGCCCACAGCGAACTTCGTGCCGAGGATCTTCTCAGCAACGAATCGGTTGGCGGGAGCCACCAGCAACTTCTCGGGCATGAGGTTGATCTTGAGGCCCGAGTCGTCCTGCCAGTCGTGGATGTCGATATACGCCTGCTCCAGAGAAGCCTGCGTAAGATCGGAAGCCACGCCGGGGATGTTCCGCTGCGTGCCGCCCCGGACATTGGGGTGAGCGGAGTTGAAGAACGACACGCCATCGGCGCCCAACATGGTCGTGAAGCCGAGGTTGAAGACGGAGGCGGAAATGGTTTCTTCCGTCTGCCGCATCGACTCGGCCAACATCCGCGGGACGTTGTTGATGACATTGTACTGCTCATCCTCCATCAGTTCACGAGTGATGATCGTCCCGAGCCCGTAGGTCAGGTTCACATACTCGCGCTGATAGCCTTGCAGCATGTCAACGTAGGGGACCGACGCACCCTGGCCTTTGGCGCCAGCGAGGCCGAACCCAGTCACGCCCTGCTCCTTCTCGAACGCCTTGGTCGAGCGGCGCAGGATCATCATGCGGTTCCACAGCGGCGGGTAGCGCCGGTAGGTGTCACCCCAGATGGTTGCAATTCCCGGCCAAAGCAGCTCGGGAAGATTTGCGGTTCCAGTCGTCATCTTAGTTCTCCCCTATCAGGAGGTCAGGGAGTGCAGAGCGATGCGAACTTCAAGGTCGATGCTCGCATTACCCCACGCGGTGTTGTTCGCGACGCTGCCCAGCCCACGCGACTCGGTCGGCGCCACGCCCAGGACCTGGAAGGTCTTGACCGAGGTGTCGGCAGAGCCAACGGCAAGCTGGATGATCGACGTGCCAGCCGCGGTGTTGCCACCGTTGCTTGTCGCCGTCAGCGACACATACTGGCCGATCAGCGTCTCAGCCGCCGAGGCATCGGCCTGGCAGATGAACGTGATCTGCTGGCTGTCGTAGATCTCCGCCCAGCCAGCGGTGCCCGAAGGCAGGAAAGGCCCACGGGTCGGCTGACTGAACGTCAGCGGACGGCCGTTCTCGTCGAACATCTGCGCGACGACACCCAGGCAACGGGTGTTCGCGGCGGCATTCGCAGAGAGACGGACGACGCCGAGACCGGACGAGTTGAAGCGAACCGGGTCTCCGATGAACAGGCCTTGGGTGTTGCCAGTTGCCGTCACGCGGTAAAGGCGCGTCGGAAGGTCACCACCCGCGGCCATGTTCCGAACGGGAGCGAACCCGAACGGTGCATTAGCCATGAGGATTCTCCTTAATCGATTTTGATTTCACCTTCGACAATTGCACCCGTTTGGGCGGCAATGTCGCGTTTAGTCCGCGATGACAGGCCCGAGAGTTGCTCTTGGGCGCGGGCCTGGTAATAGGCCTCCCTTTCGCGCGCCAACTCTTCCGGCATCTTCATCAGCACCATGTCTCGATACTCCAGCACACCGGCCGGTGCGCCGACTCCGCTCTCGACCCCATTCGGTCGATCGTGGACGGCGTCTCCCTTGTCAGCGTATTCCCAGCCTTCAGCCCGCTTCTTCATGAGGTTCGCCTGATCGGTCGAAACCCACCGAAGCCGGTCTTCAGGATTACGCGCCTTCAGTCCAAGCGGGGCCGCTGGCGTCCAGGAACGGTTACCCTTCTTCGGGGCTCCCGCCTTGGTCGTCCGTCCGCGGGTCACGATCGCTGGCTCACCGGCCTGCGAGACTTGCTCAGACATTCGTCACTCCTCTGCCGAAACGGACCTTCCAATGGCCCGCTTCTGTTTCAAATACAACTCATGCGCTTCCTTGGGGTTCTTCGCAAGGCCCCCTCGGCCGGACATGAACATGGCCTCCGCAATCACCTTTTCCTGGGCGGAGAGGCTCGTCTGCTCCCGCGGCGCCGGGGTCGCACCTCGAGGCGAGGCGAAAGCGCGGCGGACAGGATTCGGGCGCTCGTCAGGCTCGTTGTCCGTGTCGAGCAAGCGACGCATCCGGCGATCGACCTCCCGCAGGACCTCGCGGATCGGGGCGTCGTCCATGCCTGGCTCGGCAATGACGCGGCGCACCATATCCTGCGTTGCGGCGAACTCCGGGTGTCCGGGCCTCGCCCAGGGACGTATGGGCTGGCCGTCGTCATCCTGTTGGGATTGCCAGGACTGGAGCACCTGCATTTCGGTCGGAGTTACCGCTGCCTGAGCGGGAGCCTGTTGTTCCGGCTTGGGTTTGATCTCCTGCTTGATCTCCAGCAGGCGCTCATTGACGTTCATGAAGGCATCGGTGTCGCCCGTTGCCAGGGCCTCCTTCGCCTCCCGTTTCAGCGTCGCGACCTCATCCTTCACCGCCTTGTCCTTGATGCCGCCGACCACGCCTTCAAGCGCGGTCTGCAACTTGCGGTTCTGCTCGGCTAGCAAGGCAATCTGGCGCTCGGTCTTCTCTGCTCGCTCGTTGGCTTCCTTCGTGTGCCGGTAAAGACGGTTGAAGCGAGCCTTGAGTTTTGGATCGTCGATGTCTACCCAATCAGTGCCATCCTCGTCCCGCTCGGCGGCAGGAGGCGGCTCTTCGGCTTTGGGCTTGGGCTGCGGCTTGGGTGCCGGCGGCGCGGCCTGGGCCTCGTCGTCGGTGACCTCGAGGCGGTTGCCGAAACGCTCCTCACTCATCGTTGGTCTCCTCGATGATCCCGATGATGTCCTCTTCCTGCATCACATACAGGCCAGGCTCAAAGGCAATGGGCTTTGCCGCCCACTTGCCGAACAGCACGCGCTGTCCAGGCTTCATCGACTCGCAGGAGTCTCCCACCGCGACGACGACGCCTTCATCTGGGATTTGCTTGTCTTCAACGGTCTTTGGGACTTCGAACCCCATGCGGGCGAGACCCTGGTACTTGGCAGCGACCGTAGACTGCAATGTTTCAGCGCGCACGACCACGCGCGCAAATAGCGGCGTTAATTTCTTCCTCATGTTTTCCTCTGTGGGCGGAATGCCCATGCAAAGGATATCTTTTTGAAAGGAGGGTGGAAGGGGGGATGTAACGGAGGGAAAACCATCCCCCCTTCCGAGCGGTGGGAGGAGCACCGCTCAAGGCGTCAGCAGGAGCGACCGCCCTTCTTCTTCTTACCATTCTTCTTGTACATAGCAACCTCACATCAGGCCGCGGATGGCCTCGTACACCTGAGCGGCGTTCGAGTAGTCCTGCACGGGTCGGCCTACTACCCCGGACAGATACTGCTGCTCGATCGGCAGAATATACGGCGTTTGCGCCAGTTGCCCGCCGGGTTGGACGAGTTCACGGGACAGAATGTTCGCATAGTAGCGGCGCACGGGATCAGTACGGAACGCCGGGTTCAGCCCTTGCGTGCCATAAGTTCCAATCAATGCTCGCTGCTGAAGATCAGACATTCCTGGACCGATGAACGATGAGATCTCCGATGGCGGGGTCATGGTGCCGCCGCGCATGTAACTCGGCGCCGCGGGACCGCCAGCCATAGCCTGCATGGCGCTTTCGCTTCTGCCCTCGGGGCCGGTCGGGTAGTCGAATGCAACTTCTGGCGCGCTGCCGACAATGCCCATTCCGCGCAGGCCAGAACCAAGCGCCTGAGCCAACCCGTAGGCCGCAAAGGAACTCGGGCTAAGAATGCTCGGGCCGCCCTGGAAGTTTGCGGGGTTCTGCATGTAGTCGTTGAGGCTTTGGACCGCGCGGCCAAACCCGGTCTGGGCAAGAGGCTCGCCCGAAAATGTCGGCCCCTGAACCGGCCCCTCGCCTCCACCGCCACCCATGCCGCTTGTGTCCATGCCTGCGCCGATTGCGCCTTCAGGTCCGCCAGGATCCGTTCCAAGACCTGTGCCGGGATCGAACGCATACTCCCGCAGACCAGTCTTCGGGTTGATCGTCCCGGATCCGCCCATCGCACGCAGCATCGCCGCCTCGCGCGGGTTCACATGGGCAAGCTCCGTGTCACCATAGCGTCCTTGCTGGCCAATGACCTTAAGTGCTTCGTGCAATTTCATGGAACCCTCGGCAAGAAAAGAGCCCGCGCTCGGGCGGCGTATTCAGCCGCCGGATTAACTGCCCCCCTAGACCTTAAGAAGTCCGCGGCTTGCGCGCTGCGAACAATGTCTGGCAGTTCCTGCATCTGCCCCTGTCGTATCATAGAAAAATATTGCTGCGCAGCCCTGGCCTCTTGGAGATCTCCGATATCACGCATCGCCTTAACAGGATCAAAATCTTTCCTCCGGAATCCCCGTACACCTGACGCCTGACGCAAGTCAGCGATGTTTTTGGCTAATTCCTCAAGCCTGTCTGCGGTTGGCATGTCCAAAAAACGTTGCCTATCTCGCTTCAAAATCTCTCCAGGCCATTGTGGTTGAGACCTTCCGGTGGCGCGATAAAAGTTGATAGCTCCAGGCATGCTCCCAACTTGGGCATATTCGTCCGCAATTCTCATCATCGCGTCATCTAGACTATTTGAAAGCAATCGGTTGTAGGCATTTGCTACCGCCGAATCATAGTAATCAGGGCTGTTGATCAGCTTCCCTATGTCCCTGGATGCGGACGGCTCTATTCTTTGCAACGCCTTGGAGATCTCTGTGTCAAGCTCTCGCATAAACCTAGCTGGCGGGGTTGTCCGCCCCAAAAACGCCCTGACAGATCCTGCCGGGGCGCTTCCTAGTGCGAACCCTCCAGCCCCAGCGAGGCCAAGCGACTGAACAACGTCCGCGGGACTGACTTGCTGCCCGCCTCGCATTGCGGAAACGGCGCGTTGCATAGCGTTCAACGGAGACGCAATCATTCCCGGCACAGCAAACTGCAGTTCATTAGTCGCGATGTTGCGGCGCAAAGGCAAGACCATTCCGCGCTCGTATCCTGTGTCATCGAACAGGGGTTGCCCAGTCATCGCCTGAGCCATCTGTTGAGCGCGATCAGCCATGGTCAACCTATGCGTTCAGTTGGCTCAATGATCTTCAGGATGAAGTTCAGCGCCTCGTCGTAACCTTGCGCGCGGCCGAGCGTGATCATGTCCGTTGCCACCCGATACCGATGCGCGACGTTCTGCCGCCGGATCTCGGCAAGCAGGTGCTGCGTGATCGGATCTCGCCGCCATGTGGCGATCTCGTCGGGGTCGAACTTATTGTTCACTTGCGCCTCGCAGCGCGCATATTGTCCACGAGATTCGGGTATGGACGCCCCGCCGCCTTGGCCGCGGCCTTGGCAGACGCCTTCTGTGCAGGCGACAGCTTCTTCGGCTTGCCAAGAGACTTTGGGCGATCTCTGTCCCAGATAGGCTTCTTCATCTCAGCACTTCCACTTCCGCAGCGCCTTGTTGATCCGGCTATCAGGATCATTGGCAGTTTTGGCCGATGTAAGCTTCTTCTTCACGCCCGACATCCGGGCGCAGAATGACTTCTTGCGCGGCCCGCCCTCTGGTTGTGGCGCCTTGAGGTTCATTCCCTGCGCCCTGGCCGATGCTCGTCCCTTGGCATTCAAGCCACCAGATGGGCTCTGTCCCTCTTTGCGCTGCCAAGCCGGGGTCTTCGGCATGAAGCCTCCTAGATTACGTTGAGGGCCACAAGGATGGCCACATCGTCCTCAATGTCTACCCAAATGTCGGCTTTGGGCAAGAAGACCTCGGCAGGTTTCCTGGCCTCCTCACGGAATCATGCTGCTCATCTGCCTGTCATTGGCCTGTGCGCCAGCCTGAGCCGTGGCCTGCTGCTGGGCATTGCGTTCCCGCTCGGCCTGCGCCTGGACCTCGACCTTCTGCATGTCCACCTGCATCTGGATCTGCAACTTCATCTGCTGAATCTCGCGCTCCAGGGCCAGCTTTTCCTGGGCGATCGCGCGTTCGTTCTGAAGCCGCATCTCGGCCAGCATGCGCTCGGACTCGATCCGCATCTGCTGCAACTGTTGATCAGCGATCATCTTGGCCTGATCCATTTGCTGCTGGATGGCCTGCTTCTGGGCCTCCAACTGGATCTCCTGCTGGGTCTTTTGCGCCTCTAGCTGAAGCTTCTGCGCCTCAACCTGAGCCTTCTGCTGCTCCGCAATTGCCTTCGGATCTGGCGGAGGAGGCGGTAGTTGCTCCGCAGACTGAGGAAGAAGCTGATCAATCTGGTCAATCTCCATCTCCTCGAGCAGACGGCGGCTGACAGCGAGCATGGCCTGCTGGTTGCTGGCGATCAACGGATTCTTGGTTGCAAACTCGAACAGGAATTGTGCCTTCTGGACGCGGGCCTGCTGGCTCGCCAACCGCGGGTCGGCAACCGGCATGATCATCATGTCAACCGCGAAGTCCTCCTGGGACACGAAACTTGCCTCTGGCCCCGTAGGCGTGAGGTTCATGAAGGTTTCGTAGCCCTGGAAGTAGAGCGAGTTCAGCTTGTAGATCTTGTTCAGTTCCTTCGACCAGGCATTCAACAGGAACTCCTGGACCGAGGTAAAGACGGTCAGAGCCTGATCGATCAACTGGCTGACGGTGCTCGGCTGCAACACCTTGTCTACGTCACCCGACACGGCATCCGTGGTGGCGCCGATGCGCTGGGCGCGGCTTTCGAGCAGGGACAGCGCCTGAATGACCTGCTGCGGTGGCGCGGGGAAGGACAGCGTCTTGATGCCCTTCTGAATGTCGTCCGTGCTGGCCGAAACGCTCTTGAAGCTGCCAAGCTCAAGCTTCACCGGCCCCTTGGCGATCGCCAGGTTCTCCGAGATGAAGCCGCTCATGTTGCCGTGGATCGACAGCGTGGTGGCGTCGATGAACTGGCGCAGGAGCTTGTTGACCGCGATGTTGGCCTTGCCAAGCATGAACCCGAGCCCGAAACCGTAGAAACCGTCCGGGTTCACCAGAAACGATAGTGGGTGTATTCTTCGATCGGGAGGAACCCGTTGACCGGGCGCCCGCGCTCGTCCACCTCGTACCGCACCTCGACGCGCAAAAGCCGCTGGCCGGTGACATCCACCCAGACCTTATAGGGCTCGGCAATGCCATCCTGGTCCAGGTCGAGATCACGGTGTTGCTCGATGATCTGCGCGTAGTCCTCGCTCGTGGCCGTCGATGGCGTGATGCCGACATCCAGATCCACCTGTTCCTGAATGACGGATGGCATTTGGCCGATCATCATCGGCTCGGGCGCGGCCAGGAAATACCCCTCGGCGGCACGGATCCGCCCCTCGTTCAGGGGGAGGTGGATCAACTCGGTCTTCCGCGGTACGTCCTCGATGCTGACTGGGCCAGCGGAGTAGGGCACATACAGATCCTGTACCCGAACCGGCCGCACGGTGATCTTGTTCAGGACCGGATCGAAATAGGTCTTGGTGAAGTCGCTGCCGTGGATCGCCGTCCGCAGCAGCATTGCCGCCTTGTCTTCCTTGTAGGACTGATCCTTGACGAAGAGCGCCCATTGCAGGAATTGGCCCACGCGCTTGGCACGGTCAGCCATCTCCTGCGACTGCACCCCCACGGGAATCGCCGCGACAGGCATGCGGGACGGGAAGAAAGCCTTGTAGGCGCGCGCGGCAAAGCTGTTGCAGGCCTCGGTCAGGAGGCCAATGCTCTCATCCGAACTGCCGGGCCAGGGGCGGTTTACAGCCGAATCCTGCTGGTTGTAGACCGCCACCCAGTCCGCGTGCATCGCGTCCCAAGCCTGCCGGGACATGCGATCGGTCTCGAAGTCCTCGAGGCAGAGGATAGCGATCTCTCGCTGTTCCTCCGCCGACAGGCCCTCGGCAACATTGACGAGCAGCCCCGATAACGCCTGGCGTTTCTTGGGCTTGATCTTGTCGCTGTCGCCGCGCCACTTCTTCATTTAAAGACCTCATCCAGTCGGGGCAACGCGCCCTTCGAGTTCTTCCAGAGCCACGCCACCATGCCGGGGCCGTGAGCGTCCCAATGGATCCACGGGGTTTCCTTCAAAAGCCGCGTGAAGTCCTGGGCCTGGCAGAGGATGTCGCGGTCGGTCCAGAACGACTTCTTGGCCCCACCAACGGCAACCTCCATCTCGAAATACTTCGGCGTCCCATCTTGATGCCTGGCGCCCTTGTCAAGCTTCTCGTGGTCCAGGTGGCAGGAGTCAAAGCCATACAGCCCGATCGACGAGAAACCCAAAAGCTGCCAAGCCAGGATCATAGCCCGTCCGGCCGAAGAAGACCCGCCCCCTATCATGAATTTCCGGTGTTCCTCGGGGATGATGCTCATCTCATCCGCCCCCACCGCGGCGTGGTAGCCCCACACCTGCCCGCCCGTTCCTTGCAGCTTCTGGACTACGCCAGGATCGACCATCGAGGCCACGAAATACCGGACCCGTGGGTCAGCCTTGGGCAGGAGTTCCGCGCGTGGAGAACCGTGGGTGCTAATGCCTTCGTGCGGGCGGGGATCCAGAAGCACGCATGCCCAGGGAACAATGCCGTTGTCCAGGAGCTTCTGATGGCTGTGCTTGACGCAGATGACCTTCGCGCCGGCGTCAATCTCCTTGCGGATCGCCTCGATCGTCTCGGGCATATCCAAAGATGGCCCGGCTGACACCACGACCGCTCGCTGCCGATGCGGGCGTACCGTAGGCATCCACACGCTAACAAGCCCAAGGTTGGCGCGAATGTTGGCCTGGATCTGCTCGACCGGCACGCAGTTCTGCGTCTGCACGAGCATGTTCGTCTGGTAGGCGTTGTTTGTGATCTGCTTCGCAGCTTCCTGCGTAACAGCCTGCATCTGGCGCTGGGTGAACACCGGCAGCGGGCAGTCCTGCGGATACTGATCCTTCGGCACCGCAATGTGAATGAACCCGCCGCCTTTGGCTATCTCAATGCTCTCGAAGACAACCAGATCGCTTCGCGCGTTGTTGATGCCGTAGCGGGTGGTGTCCACATGGTTGCCGCGGCTGTCTGACGAATAGAACCCGCGGTAGATCACCCGCCGGTCCTTGAGCGAGACCAGGGCCTCCTTTACGTCCTCAATCGGCGCCATGTCGCAATCAAGCACGACGGTCTCATTCGCGGCCAATCGGATGCGCTTCTTCGCCTCCGAGACGGTCAAATGCCTGTCCACGCGATCGCCCAGCAGCCACTCGACGATCTCCGCATTCGACGGGTTGACCTTGCGGTTGCCTTTCTTGTGGACAAAGAACTCATTCAGGATCGAACCCTCAAAAGCATCCAGCCCATACGGCCCGACCCCCTTGGGGCACAGGTCCTTCCAGTCGCTTTTCCTGTGGCCGCTGTGCGCCACGACCATTGCCATGAAAGCGTGGCTGTCGTGCAGCTCCGATAGCTCGAGGACCTTGTCGTTCTCGTAGAAGCCGATGAAGGAGTGCAGGAAATCCGCCCCGAGCCTCCGAAGATTGAACGACATAAAGCCACATTCCGGGTGCGGCGCACTCTCGACACGGCTCAACAGGGCGCCGTCCTGGTCCTCCGGGCATATCTCGGCCAGGAACTCCTTCGTGGGCTCCTGGATGGTCTCCGTGTCGCCATCGAGCCAGATCAGGTAGTCGAAATCGAACTCAAGCGCCCGCTTCAGTCCAGATTTAAGGGCGAAGATCTTGTGAGCGAAGCGGCATAGATCCTGCCGGTAGTCGTACCCCGGAAGGGATGGATCCATCTTCCGATCGGCATGGCGCTCCATGAACGACCGGAACTCCTCCATTTCGGCCAGATCTTGGTCCGAAACGACATGCAGTTCCATGTTGTTTGGCCAGCGGGAAGCAGTATCAAGGAACCGCTTGCCGTAGAGTTCGTAGCCGATTGGCGACCAGGAAGTCACAACCAGGATTTTCATAGAAACCGTCCCCTCGTTTTCATCATGTGATCAAATTCGCTTGTCCACCATCCGGCATAAGCGGTGTCCCGCATATGCTCGAACCACGGGCCTCCGTCCGTGTAGTGCATCAAGCGCGGTTTTACGCTAGACTTCGTGTGCCCGACAAGAAAGTTCCAGCCGGGCGACAGTTCCCCAATCTCCTCATCCTTAAGCCACGCCAGGCCATGCAGATCACCCCCGGAAGCCCTGTTGACATACTCGACGGTGAGCGCCCGGTTGGCGGGGTGCTTGCAGTTGAAGAGCATGACCGACGACCAGTTCTTGCGCGGGTACATCTGCTGCACCTGGCCGTCCATCTTGACGTTGTTGGTCGGCGTATGGGCCTGCTTTACAACCAGCACTGCATAGCGTTCATCCCGTTCCTGGTATAGGCGCGCAATGTCGTCTAGCCAGAGGACGTCGCAGTCGGTGAAAAGCGCCCAGCCGGAGTATTTCTGCAAAGCGGGCACGAGGAATCGCGTATGCGCGAACTCGGTGCTGAACGGCCTGCCATCGGTGACATCGATCATCCGGCCGCTTTTGCCCTCGATGCGCCATTCTCGCCAAAAATACCCGCTTTGCCGCAGCTCTCTGTGCTTCAGGCCCCGGATATATAGCGGGATCGTGGATTTCCGCTGGGCCGAGAACATACAGACATCGTAGGCGTCCTGTTCTCGCCCGTCGTGCCCTATCCAGTAGGGGAATGGGTCCATTTGTCGTCCTCCTCAAAGGCAAGAACAATTTCAGCAGTCGTTGCCCATGAGTTCGCCGCGACAAACCCACGCCACCAGTCCGGCGACTGAATGGTCAGATGGGCGTTGCGACCGTCAGGCAACGTCTTCTTCGCAGGGCGCGTGCTGATCGAGAAGAATGCGAACTTCTTGGCCCGGATCACAGCCTCGAAGACAGCATTTGAGAGATCCCGGCCTTCAAGGTGCTCAAGCACATCGCAGCAGATGACGGCATCGAATGGACGCAGGGCGTTCGGCAACTTGTCGATGCCAGGCACCGCGGGGTCATAAAGCACAGGCTTCGGCACGCCCCAGGTCTCATGCAGCTTCTGATGGGCGTACTGGTCGCCCTTGCCGCAGCCGAAATCCAGCAACGTCACCGCGCCGTGCTTGTCGATCAGTTCCTTGATCTGGGCGCTGTTTTTGGCCGTCGAATGCCCAGGAAAATGCCCCTGCTCGTGCATGATCTTGTATTGGTCAAGGCTCATTTGGCTTCCCCGCAACAACAAACATGTCCCGCCCCGGCTGGTGAAACTGGGCGTTATGGTGGCCCTCGACGATCCAGAACCCGGTGTCGCGCAAGACCTGCAAGAAGTCCTGCATGCGCCAGACGAACCGATGGGTCTCGTAGTCGAGTTCATCCCATTGGTTCCCGTAGAACTGGGTGTAGCCCATGTTCAGCGGGCCAAGCTTGGTCTTGATGTGCGGCGCCTTCTCGCCAGCCAAGTACCACTCGATGCACTTGTCCAGGTCCGGCATCTCGACCACCAGCTTGCCGCCAGGGCGCAGGCACTCAAAGTAGTGCTTGAGCATCGCCACCGCTTCCCAGCGCGTGAAATGCTCCAAGACATGGACCAGCATGATTATGTCCACGGTCCCCGGCATGACCTCGAGGCGCCGGATGTCCATCTTCAGGTCGTAATCAGACCCGGTCCGGGATGTGTCGCGGGCGTCGTAGTCGTAGTTGTCGATGTTGATCCACCCGTCAATGCGCCGCGCCCCGCAGCCGAGGTTGAGGCGAATCTCGGGCATTTTGCGTGATGTGGCGAAGAAGTTGATCTTCATCGCACAAGCCGCTCAAAAGTGGACCACTTCATGTACACCCGCGGTTCGTTCTCGGGCTTGAATGGCTCGGGATCCAGCCGCACGACCAGAATGTCAGCCTGCCCAAGCCACCGCTCACCGGTCGCCCAGGCATCTTTCTTGCGCTGCTTGGCTTCGACCAGGACGCGCCCGCCATCCTTCAGGACGGCCTCGACATCATGGGGGAACGCATCAAAAGCCCCCGAGCCGGGTTGCCGGCGAGCCACCAGCCCCAGCGCCTCGAACTGCTTGACGATCCATTGCTCGAGGCGACGCCCTTTGGCCTTGGCCGATTTAGCCTTGATCATTGATCACCCCCGTCCATTTCATGGCTTCCAGCGCCTTGCCGGATCGCATCTCAGCGAAGTTCCAATGGCACGACGCAGCCAGGGCAAAGGTGTAATACCGGGCTGCGATAAAACGGGTCGAATTGCGGATAACGCCCCACGGCCACAAGCTTTGCGGTGCCGTCATGATGGCCTGGATGCCACGTTCAAGCGCCTTGTACCCAAGCGCCGAATTGAAGGACATGACCAGGTCAAACTGATCCAGGTCAGTCGCCTTGACCTCCGGGTTGATAACAAGTTTCGAACAATATGTTTTGGCAACGGCCTGCCAGTATTCGTCAAAATTGTCCGGCAGGTTGTAAAACGCCCGCATGTGCCCGCTTGGCGACAGATACAGCGCCGTTTTGAACCCCCCGCGGTGATTGGGGTCCTTCAGGGCGATGTGCCCAAGATCTTGCAGAAGGGTGAGGCGATCGTAATCTGGCCTGCACATGCC